AAAATAATATTATGAAGATTTCTAATATTTACACCCGTAGAAAAAGTACCATAAGATGCAACGATAATTGCATTGCTTGATTTTTCCGTGATACTACGAATTTCTTCTCTGACTTCAGCTTTTGTTTCAGCGGCGACAAAGAAACATGGTCTTTTATTATCTAAACTATTTTCTATCTTATCTACTAACATAGAATGTAATGGTTTTCCATGTTTTTCTACATAGTTATATAGTAGTAAAGTATTACCAGATAAAGAGTGCGTTAAATTTGTAATATACTTATTTCTTTTTTCATTACCAATTATAAAATCTATTTCATCTTTATACTTTCTACCTTTATTCTCTTTTCTCATTTCGTCTGGATATTTGAAAACTAAACATTTAATTTTAAAATCTGCAAGAGTTTTACTGTCAATAAGTTTTCTAGTGGATGTTACAACTTTAACATCTCCAAACAAACCATTCAATACAAGTTTATGTGTCTTTGTTCCATCTAATGTACCTGTCGTACCAAATCGATATTTACAATTAGAAAGTTTCTCCATAATTTTTGTAAGGGAATTAGCCTTAAATAAGTGACATTCATCACCAATCACAACACCAAATTGGTCAAAGTATTGTCTACCCATTTTATAGATAGACTGCCACGTAGATATAACTACTTTTTTGTTTGTCGCCTTTTCTTCGCCTTGATAAATTTTATGACAATACTTTTCTACGTCCCATCCATAATCTTTAAAGTCGCCATACATCTGTGTAACTAATGAAGTTGTTGGAACAATGATAAGAATTTTTTTACCTTTTACATTTGGATGCATATTGTAAAATCTAACAAGAGTGTATATAATTAAAGACTTGCCAGAAGCTGTAGGAGAAATTAATAGACCTCTGTCGTTTTGTATAGAATACTTTACGGCCTCTAACTGATAGTCTCTATACTCTATCTTTTTCCCCTGAGAGTGTGGATCTATCATATCTGTCAAAGATTTTAAATCATTATCTGTAAAATCTATTTTATTTTCATCGTTTACATATTCAAATTCATAATTATTTTTTTCACAAAATCTTTTTATATTATTTACAAGTCCAAGATATATTTTTTTATTATTTGGATTTAATAATCTAATTCTACCATCCCAAAGTTTATTTCTGTACGCAGGCATAAATTCTGCGCCAGGGACTTTAAAAGTAAAATATTCGACAAGTTCTTTTAGAATATAAAACTCATCACTATCTACTTCACAAAAAACTTCATTTAGTTTTGTAACGATTACTTTATTAACCACCTTCAGTCCACTTTTTCCATTCAATATAGTTTTTTATTGTCCATTTCTTTTCAGATATTTGATCTATTGTTTTTTCTATGAAATATACAATTTGTGTTTGTGCTTCTAATTTATGTTTAGATAGAATTACTTCGTCATCCGAATCCATCCACATAAATAAATCTGCCTTCAAAACTTTTGTGCCTTCAAGAGCCCAACCAAGATTTTCTCTTTGGTCGTCGTCCATTTTACCCATGTAATATTTTGTTTTGAGTGCTACGAGTCTTTTGTGCTCTGTCTCTAATAAAACTAATTTTGACCTTTGCACTTGATGATATTCTAACCATTTTCCCAATAAGTTTGGGTTTTTTGTCATTTCATTCTCTAGTGAAAGGAAATCAATTTTAATGTCCGATTTAGACTCTTCAATTAAATCCTTTATATTCGCCATCTTAATCTATCAATTCAACTTCATAACTTCTATATTGAAAATCCATAACAACAGATAAAAACTCATCTCCAGTTTCACCAAAAGATAATGGGATATCACCCAGAGCAATTGGAAATAAATCATAAAACTTTAATTTCATAAATGGTTTTTGTTGACTTGTATATAACAAAAGTGATGCATCAGAAAATGCTTCTGCTGGTGATAATATTGTTTTTGCGTTTGGATTAAAATTTTTGTATTGAGAAAAGCTTTCTGGAAATCCTAAACCATTTATCCAATCATATACTTCTTTCCAAACTTTAAGTTCTTCATCTAATATGACAGTTAAAGACAACACAGAAAATATAATTTTATCGCCCGGTTCTTTTCTGTCACTAAATGGTGTGCCCGCAATAGCTTCACCAAGAGTTAGTCCAGGCACAGACACAGACTGTACATAGTCAGAAACCATCGGACATTTACTTATGTCTAAACTAAATGTTTGAGAATTAAACTTGTTAAAGTTATCTGTATTAAGTAACATACTTTTCTCCTTCACATATATTTATAATGAAAAAAGGGGGCAAAAGCCCCCTTAGTTTTTGAAAGTATATTGTTATTGTTATTATACTTTGAGCAGATTGTCCACGCGGAACATTCTGTAGTATTGGTTTGCGCGGTCAGCGATTGCACCACTGTTTGCATTACCACCACCAGCAAATGGATTTGCAACAATACCGTAACGTGTTTTAAATCCGATTTTTGGTTGGAAGGTATCTGGTCCAACTGCACGAACCATTTGTAGTGGAACGTATGGGCAATAGAACAGACCTGCGTCATATGGTGAAGTACCTTTATATCCAACACATGCGAGTTCATATGAACCAGCAGCGTCAAAATATGGGTCAATGTAAACGCGCATCTTACCGTTGAGGATACCAGCAAAAGTTTGTCCGGTGTCATCTACTGAGATACCATTGTTTACTGCAAGAGCTTGGTTGTAGTCAAGTACACCGGCCATTGAGAGAGCTGAAGCGACATCTGAAGAACAGATGAGCATGTTACCCTTACCACGGCGAGTTGCTTTTGCAATTGCGTTTGCTTCGCGTTCGATTTGGAAAAGAAGACCTTTCCATTTCTCTGCACTCCAGCGTCCGTCTGCATCAGCACCCAAGTCAAAGACACCTGGCTTAACAGTTCCAGCTGCACCAATAACTGCACTTGAGTATACTGTGCGGATAACTTCGCGGTTGATTTCTGCCATAATCTCAGTTGAGAGAATGTTAGAAAGTTCAGACTCTGCATCCAGTCCATGAACTGCTTTCAAGTCTTGTGCGAGTTCCATTGTGTATTCTGCTTTGAGAGCGCGTGACTTTGCGGCCACAGTAATTCTCTCAATTGAGAATGCCATTTGGTTGAAGTGTCCACTCGTACCCATGTTGTTTGCGTTACCGTCACCGAGTCTTTCAGCTTCGGCTGTAGTACCACCAACACCAGATGAGTGTGTAGCATTAGTCACATCAACAGGTGTACCATTTGCAAATACCATACCTGCGAATGGATCCGTAGATGCGTGAGTACCAGTACCTGAGAAATCAGAGTCTGCTTCGTTATAGAATGCCTCTGAACCAGTTTGTGATTCGTAACGCGAACGCATTGCGAAAATCAAACCAGTTGGTCCTGACATTGGTTGAACACCGAGCAGATCGTATGCCATCAGATTTGGCATTGACCGGCGAACCAAAGAAATAAGGACTGGGTCCATACCTTTGATGTTACCTTCTCCAGCCGTTGGTGACATTCCGGCACCAACAATGTTTACTTCGTTAAGCATTGCCGCTTCTTCTGCAGCTGCCTTTTCTTGGTTTTCTAGGAGAATTGCAGTAACCGCCTTTTTGTAAGTATCCTTAATCTCTGGAAGATCAGGATGCTCAATGATCGGCTTCCACTTCTCCTGAAGTTTGTCTGACAAATGCATTTCTGTATACATCTTAGTCTCCTTGTTAAAAGTTTAGTTTCAGTTTATAACTTCAATATTATTTATAAATTTTCAATTTTTAGCAAATCTTGACAAAACGGCAGCATAGGCATCCATATTTGTGTATTTACTTGGTTGTTTGGAAGCTTCCTCTTGAATTACAACAGGAGAATCTTCTAGCGCAGTTTCTGCTTCTGTCTCATCAGAAATCTCAGTAGTTACTTCAACTTCGTCTGAAGGAAAATAGTTTTCCTTGAGCACTTTTAGTTTTTCACTAAAGTCCTCTGTAGAAACAAAATCAATACCCTCACTAAGTGAACGAAGTTTTTCTGATTGCGTCAATGTCAAACCTTCGGTGATGTCACGAACTGCAATTTCTTTTTGTAGCAATTCAACTTCTTTTGAAAGTTCAACTGACTTTTTGATTTCGTCATTCAATTTAGTTTCGGTTTCTTCTAGATTTGAAACTGACTCGGTATAGAGGTCTAGTTTCTCTTCTGGAATATCTACATAATTTTCAACAAATACTGCCTTGAGACCTTTTTGGAAATTTTCCATGATTTCCAATTTCAATCCGTTTTCAACAGCAAGTTTGTTTTCTTCTAACCATTCTTTTGCAATATAGGTTAGATACTCATCTACTTTTTCAGAAATTTCGGTACGAATTTCTACCAAATTTTCTTCGAGAGTTTCTTTGTATTCTTCTTCTAGTTTTTCAACTTCTTCATTAATTTTTTCAAGTACTGCGGCTTCAAAGATAGTTTGAGCTTTCTCTTTAAATTCTTCCGATAGATCTTGTCCAGAGAGCATTGCATCGATATGCTCTTTTACATCAATGTCTTCTTTGGCCACCTTTTTCTTTGAGGCCATTTTATTACCATATGATGCATTCATTGGTTTCTTTTCTTTATCTTCTTCATCGTCTTCTTCCTCATCATCCTCGTGACCATCTTCGACGATCTCTTTGGTTTCAGAAGTTTCCTCGACAATATCAGTTTCTGCTGACTCTTCAGATTCAACAACTGTTTCTTCTACAGTTACTTCTTCTTCAACAACAGATTCTTCAACATTTTCATTTTCGTTGATTTCTAATTCTTTATCTGCCATTTTAGGTCTCCTATTACGACTTTAAAAATTGTTACAATTATATTTATTTATAAAAATCACAAACTCGACAAAAAGTTTTTGAATAAGTTAATCTTTGTTTCCTCAAGTTGAGACTTTCTCGCTTCTTTCAATTCCTGTGAATAGGAGTCGATAGTAGCTTCTTTAATGATACCATTGTCCCAAATCCACTCTTTACCTTCCATTATACCATTAACAAATGCGTCCGGCGCAGATGGATCTGCAACGATATCAGCAGCTGTTGCAAGATAAAAATCATTCTGTACAACATTAGCGCCACCTGACGATTTAACACTACCCATGCCTCTTGATGAAACACCAAGCTGTGCCCCTTCTTTGATAAGATTTTTTACAATTGCACCATAAGGTGTTTCCGTCATAATTTTAGCCTTACCAATGAAATTCTTATCTTCCAGTCTCAACTCTTTAATCATATGCGAGACTCTTTCTAAATTAATAGTAGGACCGTCTGGATGTCCTAACTCACCAAACGCTCTGTTTTTATTTACATAGTTTTCCGTATATCTATTTACTTCATTCATTAAAACATCAGTAGGATAAATTCTACCATTTCTGTTTTTAACATCAGACTGTAAGAATACCCCTTCGATATACAAATCATTGCCAGATTTAGACTCGACAATATTGATGTCTTCTATAACTTCGGTTATGAGTTTCATAGTCCTGTCCTTTTCATATTTGATCTATTTCTTTTCATATTTGAAATAGCAACTTTACCTCTTCTCTTGCGAGCAGATTTCTTATTTCTAATACTCATCTTAATAGCATCACTGGCACCAATTTTAATTTCGCGTTTGTTTTTGACATAATATCCCGGCCTATCCGAAACGTATTTAATTTTTCTTTTACCCTGACGAACAACAACTTTTCTTTTTATTGCTTCGTCTAGATCGTCTGCAAGATACTCCGAAAAACTTAACATTTTATGCCTCTTTTTCTGTTTCTATTTCAACATCATCTACATTTGTTTCGTCAGTTAAATCTACATCGTCTACTTCGATATCTTCGATTGATGGTTCGTCTGCAAAAATAGTTGCTGCAAACTCTTTTTTATAATCTTCTATTTCACCAGATATTTTATGTTTCAAAATATCGTGAATTTCGTCTTTCGCTTTCGACACATTACCCAGTA